CAGCAAACCCAACAGCAGCGGAGAAGAGGAGAGAGTATCAGAGGGAGCTTAACAAGAGCGAGTCTGAGAAGAAGTATAGAGCAGAGCACACCAAGGAGAGAAGGAAGAGAGGAATTGACGGAAAGGGTGGGCCTGATGTTAGTATGAAAAAAAATGGTAAATTTGTACTTGAGTCTCCTTCTATCAATAGGGGTAGGAACGGAGCTAATGGTAAAAGTGCAAAAAAATAACTAAAAATGGCATATCAAAAATTACAACAAGGAAGAGCTGAGGCAGTAACTCCAGATGACACTAACAAGATACCATACGTAGGATATCCTACCGAAACATGGCCATGTGTGCTTTATGTAGGAATTGGTGGAGACGTAAGGGTGTTAACTGCTGGAGGTGATGACGTTATATTCTTTAACGTACCTACAGGGGCTGTATTACCAATTCAAGTAGTACAAGTATTTGCTACTGACACAACAGCTTCAAGAATCGTAGCTCTTTGGTAGTATGTCACTCATTAGCAACGAAGGATCTGTTGGCCTAACAAGCACAACACTATATCAGTGTAGACCTCAAAATGTCTGCGCAATAAACTATATAAGATTCTCTAATGCTGTATCAAACTATGACATTACGCTAAGTAAATACGTTGCATCTACAGCAACTACTGTAGAGATATACACAATATCTTTGTCTCATGGTGACACAGTTACCGATGACATGGTATACATATTAAATGCAGGAGACTATCTATCGGCAGTAACTACTGACGCATCAACCACATTTATAATTAGCGGAGAAGAAGGTCCAAATTTATCGTTCTTGAGATGCAAGTAACTGATGGAAATGGGTACATATATGGACCAAACGGTCTACAGGTAAACGGATCTGACGGAAGGCCAAAGGTTCTTTCTACAGGTGGATCTAGCGGTATACCACATGGTATAGCAAGTGGGACCGACACGTATACAGTTGCCATTACTGGTGCAACTTCTTATGCTGATGGTGACGCATATCTAGTTAGATTTACTAATGGAAATACTACAGGTTCAACATTAAATATTAATGGACTTGGAGCCGTAGCATTATACAGAAATAATGACGGAGAACTTATAGGTGGTGATATTCAAAATGGAGCAGAAATGCTTTGTGTATACAACTCAACATTAAATGTTTTTCAAGTTATAGGTACGTCACCAAATACTTTATTAGCATACGTAACAAATTCAGAGGCTATAACAATAACTAAGGGTCAGCCTGTATATGCGTTTGGAGGACAGGGTGATAGACTTAAGGTTAAGCTTGCGTATAATACGTCTGACGCTACTTCAGCTCAAACGGTAGGTCTAGTATTGTCTACATCAATTGGAGCTAACCAGAAGGGATTTATTATACTTAATGGTCAGCTTGACGGATTAAGTATTCTTCCAACGTCAACATGGGCTGATGGTGATCCTGTGTACTTAGGTGCAACAGCAGGATCAATTACTAATATCAAGCCTTACGCTCCAAATCACTTGGTTTATTTAGGATTTGTAACTACAGCAAGTAATGGAAGTGCTGGAAGAATGTATGTTAGGGTACAGAACGGATACGAATTAGATGAGCTTCATGACGTTCAGATATCTGGACTTGCTGATAATGATCTACTACAATATGATCTAGCAACTGATTTGTGGCAAAATAAATCATTATCAAATGCTGGAATACAGGATACATTGGTAAGTGGCACTAACATTAAAACAGTAAACTCAACATCTTTATTGGGTAGTGGTAACATATCTGTACAACCAACATTAGTGAGTGGCACATCTATTAAAACAGTTAACTCTACCTCATTATTAGGTAGTGGTGATGTAGCAGTACAGCCTACCTTAGTGAGTGGCACATCTATTAAAACAGTTAATGGTAACTCATTACTTGGTAGTGGAAATATAAATATAACAGCATCCCCATTTATTCAAGCAGGATTTCAATATGGATCAGCAGTAACAGGGACCACTGTTAATACAGTAAGTGCATCTTTATTATTTAATTCTGTTTATTTTGCGAATTTAACCACACTACAATTTAGAGCTAAATTGTATAAAACAACAGGTTCAACAGCTACTACTGTAAGGTTATATATTAATACAGCTAATAACTTGACAGGAGCCACATTATTAGCTACAGCTGCATCAATGACTACAGCAGCTACATTTCAGCATTTTTGGAGAGATTTTTATGTGAATGGAACCTCTATGTATTATTACCCATCAGGTACTGCATCAGCTAATGACTTATCTGCATTCACAGCATCTACATTTACAATAGTTGCATCAACAAATTATTATCTATTAGTAACCATACAACATGTTACTTCTACTGACTCTGCTACTTGTATAAAATATCAAGTATTTAATTCATGATAACATTCACACATAATGATATTGAATATACCATCACAGGTCCTATTGAAGTGATTAGTGATACTCAGCTCCATGTGGAAACTGATAAGGGTATTATTCTAGTAGATAACACAATGGAAATATACTATCAATTAAAATAGTTATCTTTGTGAGTATGAAATATATACTCGCATCATTTATATTTTTATTTCTATTTTCATGCTCTTTAGAAAAGAGATTGGCAAAGTATTGTCCTTTATGTACACAGAAAGATAGTGTTGTAACTGTCACTCAATACAGAGATACAACAATCAATATTCCTGGTGAAACTGTATATATAGAAGATACATTATTCTGTGATTCATTGGGTAATGTTTATGCATCTAGATTAGCTGAAAGAGACGGTACTATCATCAAGTTACAATCTAGAATAAGAGATAATAAATACAAAGTAATTGCTAAGACGGATACTATTTATAGAACAATCAAAGGTAATACGGTATATAGGACAAAACTCGTAACCAAGACATTAAAACCAGAGCGCATAAAGTACATACCATGGTGGGTTAATTTTTTTGCGGTATTAGGAGGTATATTATTTATTATTATTTTGATATATGTTATAGTAAAAGTTATTAAAAAAAGTATCACACCAATTCCATGAGAACACAACTAATAGTATTATTTGCATCATTTAAAAAATTTTCACCTCAGATTTTGATGACACTTACAACTTTTTTTATGCCAATATTTGGACTTTCAATGCTTATTGGATTTGTCATATTATTAGATACAGTAACTGGTATATGGAAGTCTAAAAAAAATAAAGTTCCAATAACATCTAGAGGATTATCTGCCGTAGTTTCTAAAATGGCATTATATCAGGTAACATTGTTTACATTCTTTTTGATTGATCATTTTATAATGAACGATATTATTAAGCAATTTTTTTCAGTAGAATTAATGTTGACCAAAGTACTATCATTAATTCTTGTAAGCATTGAGGTAATGAGCATTAATGAAAACTATAAGGCTGTTAAGGGATTAGATTTATGGCAGGCAATGAAGAACTTGTTTGCTAGAGCAAGAGAAATTAAAAAAGATATAGATGGAATTAGACATAACCAAGATAGTACAGGAGAGGCTATCTAGCAATCAGTACTTTGCTGAGGATAGTAAAAAACTTCAAGTATACCTACATCACACAGCTGGTGGAGGTAATCCTGTTGCCGTATCCAAGTTCTGGAATAGCAATGACTCAAGAATAGCTACTGCATTTGTTATAGGCGAGAAAGGAACTATTGTTCAGTGTTTCTCCTCTAGACACTGGGCATGGCACTTAGGTATTGATGCAGAGGATTTTGCTGTAAATGGAGCAAAATATCAGAACCTAAATAAACTTTCAGTAGGGATTGAGGTATGCAACTGGGGGCCATTAAAGCTTAAGAATGGAAAGTACTATAACTATATAAATGGTGTTGTTGATCCATCTATGGTTACAACATTAGACAATCCGTATAAGGGCCATGTTCTGTGGTACAAGTATACTGACGAGCAAATAGAGAGTACTAGACAGTTGGTAAACTACTTGTGCGAAACATATAACATACCTAAGAACTACAGAGAAGAAATCTGGAAGATAGATAAGGAAGCATTCAAAGGTACACCAGGCATATATACACACAATTCAGTTCGAAAGGATAAATCTGACATATATCCTTGTCCTAGGATGATTGAAATGCTAAAAAACTTATGAAGTTCAAGAGTCACTGGTTTAGAGAGATA